TGGATACGGCAGAACTGGAACAACTGCAGAAGGAACGAGAGGACGCGATCCGTCGTTTAGAGCCCTACAAGGACAAACTTACGAAGCCGAAGACAAAAGAGCGCACTTCATAGAATGTTCTACTACAACTCCCAGGGATCCCCCATCTCTATCATAAACCGCCGACCGCGCAATCTGAGCGGTGGGGGATACGTTCATGGGCATCCGAATGACCCTCATAAGCACGAGGACACCATCGCCTCTCTCTTAGAATATGGAAGCCTCGTAATCCCTACGGTGATCATGGAATCGGGCATCATGGACGGCTATAAAGGCCCCCTCCTTGGCCCGAAGACGAAAAAGAAGCGCGAGCTGGCCCCTGTGGTCATCATGACCGGCGAGATGATCGTGGATAAGCTGCATGCTCGTGATGTAGAAAAATATCTAAAAAAGCACGGGGTAGTGTTACCTTTGCCAAAAAATTGATTGCTACCAATCATAAAAATAGATGATTAGTAATAAGATGGAAACTATCTACTCTATCACGTCTACTAAGGGTGATAAAGTATATATCGGGCGCACAAAACACACTTTAACAAAGAGGAAAAGATTTCATAAATCTAAATCAAATAATTGTAATTCAAAAATACTATTCAATGAATATGGATCAGAAAATTGTATCTTTACGGCACTGGAAGAGTGTATGACAGACCAAGCATCTGAAAGAGAACTATATTACATTCAACATACCGATTGTGTTAATTTAATGGGAAAATGGACGGGAACAAAGAAAGAGTATAATAAAGCCTACGGTAAAGCCCGCTACGAAGCCAATAAAGAAGCAATTAATGAAAGAAATAAAGCCTACTATGAAGCCAACAGAGACGCCATTCTTGCATCACAAAAAGCCTATATTGAAGCCAACAGAGAAGCCATTAATGAAAAACGAAGAATCAGCCGACAAGCCAAAAAATAAAACCTACGGCAAAGTAGATCATGCCCCTAGCGCAATTCCTTATAACCGCAGCCAACAACGGGTCGTCGTTTCCTGTTCTCTTTGTGGGGCCGTGCTCTATTCGTATCCTGGGTGTTCAAGGACATGTCACGGGCGCCGTCGGCACTACCTGCACTCCCTTCCAGATCCAGAGCGACACCCTGATCTTTCCGTATTCTCCGACACGGTTTTTTACGTTTCTCACGAATAGCCACGGAGACATTACGATAGACTCGGGCTTTCAAGAGTATCACATCAACAACTGCAAGGTGAACAACCAGATGATCCTACGGGTGATCGATCCGACGACGGGCAATGCCCCCGTGAACTTCCAGTATTGTCTCCTCAGCCTCCAGGTGGAGCAGATGGACCGTCAGTGGAATCCGATCACGAATACCTCCACCCCGAGTAGATAGAATGTTACGAAAAGGAAACGGACACATTGGAACGTCCGGCATCGATTATTGCCGGCCGCTTCCATCGTATGAACGCCCCGCTCTCCCCGAAACCCCCACCCTCTCCTCTGCCCCCGCTCGCCCTTCTTGCGCTCCGCTCGTCCTCCCCACGCGGCGAAGCAAGTTCCAGAAAAAACACTAAAACCCTCGTAATTATTTCCTACGGATAGAATATAACCATGTCTCTTCTCTCCGTCGGTGCCGCCCCCACTTATTACCTCCCCTCATCCGAGTCTTCGGTCCCTCAGGCCTGGAAGTCGAACACCTCGGCGAAGCCCGTGGAGTGCTCCCTCCAGACCACGAACGTCCCGGCTCTTTCGGGCGATCAGGGCGCCAATGGCACCACCAACATCCAACTCGCCCTTGGTGCTGGCAGTGGCTACATCTGCAATCCGTATCTCCGCTTCGACGTCGCGGTGACGAACTCGGCGGATGGCAACGTCTCGTTTAAGGGCCCGAACGCCCTGGCGACTGCCTGCATTAACACCTACACCACGTATATTAACAGTGTACAAATCGACAGCTGTGCCAATACCGACCAGGTGTACGAACAGATCCTTTCGCACGGTGCATCGCGAGATTTCTTGGTTCAGGATGCGAGCATTCTCATGAACCGTGGCGTTATTACGGCAGTGACTGCGGCGACCGAGGTCAGCCTTGGCACTCAGGTCGTCCCGCTCCTGGGTTTCCTCTCGAGCCAGCAGTGCCTACCAGCTTTTCTGTGCTCGGGCACTCTGCAGATTAGCATCCAGTGGAACTCGCTTCTCCGCGCCTCTACGGCAAGCGCGGGCACCATCTCCTCGTTCCGAATCTCAAATTGTCAGCTCGTGTACGATCGGATTAACCCCGAAAATTCCTTCGTGGATTCCATGAAGCAAGAGATGATGATGGGCCAGAAGTATGTCCTCTCCTACATGAACCTGGAGAACTCGGTCTACCCGGTCGCGAACACCAGCGCCTCGATCCAGTACGGGATCAATGTATCATCTTTGAAGGGTTTGGTCGCGTCGCAGGTTCTCGTAACGCAAGAGGCAGTCGCCGAGAAGGGCAAGTCATCGTCTAACACTCTCACGGGCTTCGCCGTTTCGGTCGATGGACGCCTGCTAAATAACACTCAGTTCATCGCTGGTGTCGGTGATGCGGTCATTTTCCAGGAGCTCCAGAAGGTCTACTCGCGCGCATTCGACGCCTCTGTATCGGATATCGCCGACAACGCGACCTTCCCCACTGACTTCTTCGCGGTCGGTGTTAGCGCGTGCCGTGTGAACGAGGCCCTGGCCTTCTCCGGCTCTAAGGCGACTCAGATTTCTATCCAGTATAACCGTTCGGCTGGTGCGAACGCGACACTTTACCTTACTTTCATGAGCGACCGGCAGATTCTTATCGATGCCTCAGGACAAATCACGCTTGTGCGCTGAGCAATAAAATCTCCCACGAAGTAGAACATGGGTAACGCGATGAGCAATTGGAACAAGGAACTAAAAGCAAAGGGAGATCAACGGAGGATCGATGAGATGACCCAGGAGAAGGGTATCCGGTTCCCAGGCCCCAATGAAGTCCTTACGGATGTCCCACCATTCGACAATGCGGGCGATGCCATTACATGGTTCAATCGTCTTACCGCACCTCAAATCCGTCAGATTAAGGATGTTCCTTTTAAGATTGCGGGCCGTCAGCCGCTCACGTTCACACAGCGGATCAACCTTCCAAGCATGAACTTCGACAGCCTAGAAAAAACAACGACCTCCTCTGCTCTCCACCAGGTCTTTAAGAAGATCAAGAGCGGAGGAGAAGGAATCGAAGAATGGATTGGCGCGAAACGCGGCGGTCCTATTCTGTCCATGCGGCGCGGCGCTCCTTACGGCCAACAAAGCGCGCCCAAGCTATTCTAATTTAGCGTATTTCACACACTACCATTAGAATGTATCAGATTCAACCCTACACACAGCAGCAAGCACGAGCGCTAGGGGTTACGGTGCGCCCCAGCACGAACCCAAAAAAGAAGGTAGACGTCTACGAAGACGGGAAAAAGGTAGCGTCTATCGGTGACATCGCGTATCTAGATTATCCGTCGCACATGAAAGAGCACGGAAAAGCTATGGCAGACGAGCGGCGCCGACTGTATCATCTACGCTTTAAACGAAGTTCTAATAAAATAGGAAGCCCGGCCTACTTTAGTGCACGTCTTCTATGGTGAAAAAATTGATTGAATTAAAATAATATGTAAGAGGTAAAATGGCAATTGTTTATAAGTATCTCAGCCCAGACCTTACAGAGTGCTATGTGGGAAGCACTAGAAGCGAAGATGCTAGAAAACGAAAACATAAATGTATAAAGAGTAATACATGTGCTTCTAAATTACTATTTGAAAAACATGGATATGATAATTGTTCTTACGTTATTTTAGAGATTTGTCCGCTTGAAGAACAACGTGTTAAGGAGCAGTGGTGGCTAAAACACTCTGTGGGAGTAGTTAATCAAAGGGACGCCCTTCTAACAGATGAAGCGTATCTTGAAAAAATCAAACTCAAAAATATAGCATACTGTGAAACTCATAGAGAACATCTCCGCGCCGTTAGTAAAGCATACGGTGAAACTCATAGGGAAGAAAGAAAAGCATACAGGGAAGCACACAAGGAAGAAGCAAAAGTCTATAGAAAAGCATACAATGACGCTAAACAGAATCTCTAAGCCTTCTTTGGTGATGGAACTTTCAACACGTAAGTCAATGCAGTTCCCAGATCATGCCCCATGTTCTGCGCGGTCTCCTTCATATCCTCCAGCGCTGGCATGCCCTTATACTTATCCATGAGGAAGATGTGGCGAAGCATGGACGTGCTAAGGGGCTTCCCA